TCTTGTTCTCCAGTTTCAAAGATGATTGCATATCCTTCACCAAGAGGTGTCTTGACTTGTATCAATTCTTGTAACTGGAGAACTGCCATATCAGTTCTTCTTTCCCAATTTAGAAGGATCAGCAGTAGCAGATGCACCAATAGATGCTAGAGCCGCCAACTTACCACCAAAGGTATAGAATCCTGCATGTTGCAGATGCATCCATGGGCACAACCAGATCTTCATGCCTGCCTTACGAGCATACTGACAGAACCAATAATCTTCTGACAGATAACGTTCTGATTCTGGATCGATGTCTGCCTGGAAATACATTCCAATCTTACGAGTCCCATCAAATGCTTCTGTGCGGACATGATCTGGGCGATACATGATCTTTGGATATGCCTTGAGATATTCCTCAAAGGTGTTGCGGCGGATCAACATAAATCCTGTGCCGAGTTCGAGCACTTCTGCTGGCTCATCAAGACGAATTGACTTGCTGCCTTCACCTTCACCCATAACTGGATTGAACACAAAGTCACCAACGAATTCTTCAAGGATGTTTGGATTCTCGTCTGCAACACCTTTGTTGACTGCCTGAACAATCTTTTCCCATGTGATACACTTCTTTGGATATGCTCCGCCGATGATATCATAAGGTGACTCATCATCCTGCAGTGCAAGCATTGCAAGAACGTCTTGAGGATTAAATCCAATGTCTGAGTCAATGAACAACAGATGAGTATAACCAGAACGCAAGAACTCATCAACACAATAGTTACGAGCACGAGTAATCAATGACTCGTTGAACAAGAAGTATGAGCGCATCTCAATTCCATACTTCAAGCATAGTGCAGTCAAGTCACACATTGACCGAGCATACATGCCATTGCATTGTCCACCATACATGGGAGTAGCAACAAACAATTTTTGCTTTTGTAGTTTAGCAATATCAATCTGAATTTCCATAGTCAAGTCCTTTATTATTGTAAAGTATGTGTTGAGGTTTTAATAAGATTGTGTGTTGGAATTTTATCATCGCCAATTTTTTCTAGAAGATTATAATATTCATCTTCAGACATGATTGCTCGATATATAGAAAGCGCTTGTGCGAGCATTGTGCTGGCAACTGCAGATGCAGGATAGTGCATTGCTTGATGACCGGTAAATTCTAAATAGTCATCATATAGTTTTTTTAGATCAAAGTCACTTATATCATTCATTACAAATCCAATCCGTAATAGGGATTTTCTACAGTATTAAACTTCATATCTGTTTCCTCCAACTTGCCAGACAAAGTTGAAAGAAATTCCCATACAATATTTGGTTTGATGAGAACAGCACCTTCAAATCTAGTTGAAGATATGTTACTATATTTATCAATGAAAAGAGGCGAGATCTCATTGCGAAACAAATAAAGTTTGTCTTCATCACAAAGCAAACAAGCAAATGTTCCATCAATTTCCTTGAGATCCTTTGTTGAGACATACTGATCAAGGATCAGATGAGTATCCCAACTGCTCACATCTTTTCTTTTATTCACCCAATCTGCTTTGATGATTCCGTTATGCCAGAGATATGCATTGCCAACCTGTGCAGGATGCACTGTATTCATATCTTTGTTATCTGTTGTAGGTGCTTGCATATGGACGATGCAGTATTCATTCAATCCGATATTGATTGCATCCTTTGGTATCTCACCCATCCCACGAGTAACAGATTTCATCAAGTTCCACGTGAGATCATAGTATGAGATTGACCATGAGTGTTGTCCACGATATGCATTGAGATCAATGAGCATACGGATTGTGTCTTTGCTGTGACTTCCTATGATGCTACACATTACCGAACAAACCTATCCCAATCAACACCATGAACATAAGGAATAGGATCACGGACGTTAGCTCTGATGAAATTTTGGATTCGTTCAGAACAACTAGGACAGACGCCGCAAGAACGCCCAGATACGTCAGGATCATAACAAGTAAGTGTGTAATCAAGGCGGACATTCTTCAGTTCCTTTGAGATTTCAATCTCATCATACTTAGACAATTGACTGAACGGCGCAAGCAGTTCAACCTTGTGTGTTCTGTTTTGTGCTGCTACAGAATTCATGCAATCAACAAACTTCTTGGTCGTATCCCAGTAACCATATTCATCATGCACTTGTAATCCTGTAAAGACATGAGATGCACTATTTGATTCTGCAAACGAGAATGCTAGAGCATTAAGAATCATGTTGCGGAACGGAACATATGTCTTTGGTTGTGGATCACCCAAGACATCTTTGATTGTTGGCATAGCAACACTTGTGCCTGATATATTTGCAGATACTTCCTTGACGATATCACCGAGGATCGAAAGATCAAGGACTTTATGTTTGATGCCAAGATGAATACATGTCTTGATTGCCATATCAATCTCACGTTTCTGCTTTTGACCATAATCGTAAGTCAAAGCAAAGACATGCTCTCGTCCATACTTTTCGACAAGCAAGTAAGTCATAATAGTTGAGTCAAGGCCTCCTGAAAGGACTGACACAACATTCTTATTTGTCTCTGGTAGGGTCTGGAGTGCTTCTGTCAGATTCATCAAGGACCTCATAATTAATTTGTTGTTGTAGATACCAAACTGCTTTGCGTAAATCTTCAAGACGTTTATTACGATCTTTCTTGCCAGCACGAGATATATATTTCACTGTGTTGCCTAGACAGAAACCAAGATCCCATGCCTTGATGACTTTGATTGCTTCATAAGGATTGTCTGCGCCACCATAATGATCTGGATGGTCGACTGCTTCTTGTACTTCTGGATGATTGAATTTTAATGCTTGTATTTTCCAATCACCGATATTATAGTCAAATTTATTGTCAAGTTTTACTTCACTCATATTACTGCCTCAATGTCTTTTTGTTAAGTATAGTATCATCATACAAGTAATGAGCAAATTTGTCAACCGTTCCTTGATGGCTTGCACGAACAGGATTGATATCAATACCTCCTCGACGAGTGTAAAGACATGCAACCAATAGTTCCTTTGGTTCTAATAGATCCCAAAGACGCTTGTAAATACATTCAGTGATTTCTTCGTGGAAGTGATTTTCCTTACGCATAGACACGATATACTGCAACAAGGATTCAGGTGTCACTGTCTTTGTTGAGTTGATAACAATATAGACATCACCCCAGTCAGGTTGATTAGTTACACGGCAGTTAGAACGAAGGACACTTGAGTGCCAGAAGAAAAATTGATCAGTGAAATCTGTTCCTTTTGTCTGAAGGATTGCAGGATCTTCTTTGCTGTGCTCGAATGACATAGTAGGAAGATCGGAATAAAGATATTCTTCAAGTGTTTCAAACTTCACAACACCAAAAGGTTTCTGTTTTCTTGAGTTGTTATCATGGAATGTTACTTGAACACCATCGCCGAGCACTTCAGTAAGATCTTTAATAATTTGATCTTCGACAAACATAATAACATCATCAACTGTAATACCTGAATGATACATGTTGAATGAGTTAAGATATAACTTCAATGACTTTGATTCTACTATCTTGAAACTATCGCAAGGATAGACAATACGCAGAACGCCACTAACAGGAAATCCGTTATTGGTAAGTGTAGAAAACTCGTAGCAATTCCATACATCATAACCAAGAAAAGGAAGATCATCGGCATAAAGATCATACTGGTCACGATTAAGATAACGTGGAATGCCAACCAACAAAGTAGGATCAATATAATCAGGTGTGACATAAGGTTTGACAACTGTTCCGTCTCCTGCTTTTCCTAGATGCACTGAGGCAATATTTTCAATCTCATTAGTCATGTTGTTCAAACTCCGATAAATCTGCTTTCTTAATATCTCGAATAATATTTTTTGTCTTGACATTTTTTCCGTGATCTGTCATCCATTTATCCATTCCTGCTTGGTCTCTAACACCAAGCAAATCATTGATAGGTCTTTTCTTTGCGTAGATATTCATATTAAGTTCATCAATTGTTTGATGCTTATCAAGCATAACCTTGTCAAGATTTGTGATGAAGTTATGAATTTGAAAATATGTATGTGCTGCATTACACAATAGTGATGGGATAATAATGTCTGGATCACCAGTTTCAATTACACGATTCTTAATAGTTGAATACTTCCAATCGCCAGCTTCATCAACAAAGATGTTGTTAATAAATTTATCTTCTGTTACATATTGTGAGAATGTATCACTGAATAGATTATACACGCTTCTAAAATGTCTGTCAACTTCTATTGTTTTTGTTGAACCAATAGAAGTACATGTGCCGTTGACTTTAAGTAATCCGTATTGGAAAGTCGATGTATGTGAACTTGAGTCATAAGATATTCTTTCAAATTCATTCAAGTAACCTGACTTGAGCAAATATAGAATAGGTTTCATACGATAGATTGAACCAACACCTAGAACATGTAAATGCTTCTTGATGTTTGGATGGCAAATCTCAGATATCTTCTTTGCAGCAGTAAGCATCTTGATTGATTCTAATTCACCATTGCCCATGCAAGTATCAGCAATCGCCAACCCGCCAATATTGTCATAGTCAACATCATTAAGACGAGTTGTAATATTCTTAAAATACTCAATCATATCATCAATATCATTTCCTTGAACAATGATGATGACTTTTGTCTTTGCACCTACTTGTTTAAAGAATGATGCCTGTGACCTGATATTATCGCCAGTTTCAAATGCTGCTTGTTGATGATTTATAGAATGAAAAACTTTGTTTCCTACATTAGAACGCTCATTCCTTGTTCTCTTTAATGACACAGAAGACAAAGGAATTTCATCAAAGCACATTGCATAGTCAGCATATGTCTGAGTAGCATAGATTTGATTCTTGATATCGTTAGTTTTCTTCTTGCCAGCAGTAACGATCTGCAATCCTCCAGAGTCAGCGTATACAGATGCTGATCCTAAATTCTCAAGACGCTTGAATTCATCAACATGATTCTTTTCTGTGTAAGCATTGAACAATGTTGAGACAAGTGGTTTTGTATTGTGACATGTTTCAGCAATACGCTTATTAAGCGACTCCATCAAAGACAAAGTCGCTTTCTTATATTCAGGATACCAGAATGCTTTATGGTCAGGTGTAAATACACCCATCATACCAACAGCAGATATTACATAGTCAAGTTGTTTCTTTTCCATCAATCACACTTATACTTCTGCAATTTTACATTTGAAAGGAATTCTGATCTAACAGAATGATCGACCAAGAAGTCACCAAGCAATACAGTTGTTTGTGTCAATGAGTTTCCCGCAGAGATGCCACGATTCTCACAACAACCATGCCTTGCTTCTATATATACTGCAACGTGAGGTGACTCAGTTGCATTGCTGATTGCTTTTGCAATACGACCACACAGTTGTTCTTGCAATGTGCCTCGGCGTGCTTCGTGCTGTGCAATGCGAATATACTTAGACAATCCGATAACACGCTTATCAGGAATCACTGCAATATATGCAGTGCCTGTGACTGTTTGATGGTGATGAGAACACATTGACTTTAACTCTGCACGAACTACCAACATGCCTTTGTAAGGATCGATGCATCCACCTTCTTCATCATTAGGAAACGATGCTACTTTAGGATCAGGAAAATACCTACCAGACATAAGCTCATTAATATACATCTTTGCCAACCGTCTGGCAGTGCCTTGGCTGTTAGGATCAGTAGCAGTGTCAATGATAAGAGAACGAAGGACATCTTCAAATTTATCCTCTAGTTCATCAATGAGTTCTTTACGCTCATCGTCTGAAATATAATTGCTAATATTATCGTCCGCATGAAAGCGAACATTATTATCTTTCAATCGCTTAATAATAGTATCTGAAACATACATTCTAGGTTCCCCATGCATTTTTCCACAACTGAACCTGCAGTCGTGGAGTATAACGCCATCCATTCTTCATTGCTAGTTCTGCAACCCATTTCTCATTACTATCATAATGCATAGTAGTTCCGCCAGCAGGCATCAAGTAAACAGGTATAGATTCAATATCGCATACTTTACTATAAGTGTCAACCGCTTTTACAATATCTTCATAATCTTCTTGATTAGATACTACCCACTTGAAGTATACTGAAGATGAATACTCAAAGTATTCCTGAATGATTTCCGGTTTAATTGCATCTTCCCATGCTTCGCCTGATGATGGAAGTTTAGATGAAACACTGAATGTAATATCTAGCCATGGGAAGTAGTCATTAGAAACAAACCAATCCTTAAGTTCTTGACGCAGTGGTTGCGTTCCATTTGTTTCAAATGTAATATGAGTAAGATTCATATCACGCTTGCCAATCTCATTGAACAACTCGACATATGCTTTCTGCCAACCAAGTAACGGTTCGCCACCTGTCAGGATTAGATGCTTATCATTACCAAACTTGCCGTCAGGAAGCAGCTCCTGCATACGATCTACAATGGCAGATACTTCAAGCATTGGTGACAGATGCTTAAATCGGGCATCCCAAGATGCATAACTATCACAACCAGTATGAACAAGAGGAAGATCATCATACTTGCTATAAAGATTTGGGTCCACAGCAAGTCGTTCTTCAGATAGTTGCCCACGAGGCATACTAAACCCACCACATTGAAAATTGCAACCAAATACTCGTAAGAAGATGCTAGGTGTTCCAAGGTATTGTCCTTCGCCTTGTAAACTATAGAATAACTCTGCGACTTTAATTTTGCTCATGTTCTTTTTCTCTTCTAATCCACGATTTAATGCTTCAACCAATCTCATTCAGACAGATCCTCATTCCATTCACGGTGTCCTTCACGGAATGCCATGTTTGCTTGTGTCTCACGGACCTCAACACGATAACACCAAAGGCGTTCTGCTTCACCAGGTCCCCACATGTCTGGGATGTAAACACTGTTGATATACTTATATAGCATGTCTGCTAAACTTTCGCAACCAAGTTTAGGCAACAAAGTAATCTTTGCTAACTTCTTTACACCTAGTTCTAATAGTGTTTCAATCTGTGGATCATCTGCTGCAACAAGTAATGTGTGGTCGAATTGACCCTCAAGGATCTTCTTTAGTTCCTTCAAACCGCCATAATCTGCTGCCCAGTTACGAACATCAAGATCATCTGTTCCAAAATAGAACTTCATAGAAAAAGAATATCCGTGGATCATGTTGCAATGGGAATCTGCTCGCCATTGACGATAGGCACAAGGAAAAGCATCGATATATTCTTTTGTGCTTGTGTATTTGTAGATTCTTGGTTGCATCACTTCTTTCCTCTTGGTTCAATTTGCTCGACCAACATCGTAAGAACTGTGACAATCTCTTCTGCGTTCTTGTCACCCATGTTGACCATTTGCTGGTAGATGTTTAACTCTGATTGAATGACTGCAGAAATACGCTTGCGTTCTTTTTCTGCTGTGTTATTATCTTGATTGTGTTCAGCACGTGCCATCATCTTGATGACTTTACGTCCATAATAAAGAATGGCACCCAAGAGGATACCATTCATAATTAACAACCACATATCCATTACTGTGACGAACTTCATGTTATACCTTTCAGTTTGTATCAATACTTTATATTACAGGTATTTAGTAAATTTGTCAACTGCTTTAGAACTTTTTTCCGCCATTTTCCATACGATTTTGTAACTGGTGATCAGCTCTAGCTGCATTGTATTCATGCTTTTCTGCAATAGCGCCAGCAACATCCAAGTTATAAAGACCTGCCATATCCAAGATACGAATAATGCAATCTGCAAGTTCTACTTCAATCATCTTACGATTAGTCAGATGATCATCCATGAGATCCTTACGAGCACCTTCAAGTGCTTCTGATAATTCAGAATGACACAATGCAATCAAAGTTCCTACTTCACGTTCTTTGTTGTGCCATCCCATATCTTTTGCTTGACCGTGCAACTTGTTCTGAACATTCTGTAATGCAAGAACATCACTCAAAGTAATAGTATACTTACTCATTTGTTTTTCCTTTTTCAAGTTCAATTGCATCTTCTAGCATTTTGTTAATGTAGGCATTAATTTTCTTTTCGAGTTCAGGAGTAATGTCTGATTGTTCTGCTCGTGTCTTTGTTGTCCCATCAACCTTATATACATCAATAAGAACAGACATCGATCCATCTTCATGTTCTTCCACAATATCACCAAAAGGTGGAAACGTCACTAAGTAATTATCAATCATAAATCCTGGACGCTTATCTTCGACCGTCTCATCCATTGTAGTATCCTTTCATTGCTTTTTCTCTGTGGTATCTGTTTGCTCGATTAAAGAACATGATACCATCAATATGATCTGTCTCATGTTGAATTGTTTTTGCAGTCAACCCATGAAACGTCTTTGTGTCAGTCAATCCTGAAGGTGTTTGAAACCTAACACGCACTTGACCAGATCGTTTGACTTTCACATTAACACCCGGAACAGACATACATGCTTCAGACAATGTTACCATCTTATCTTCATCAACAGAAACAATTTTTGGATTGAACATCACAAAAGATTCTGCACCGATGATACAAAAGACACGATACGGATATCCAATTTGATTTGCAGACAACCCAATGCCTTTATGCTCATGGCAAGCATCAATCAGTGTCTGTGCTAACTCATAAGGTTCAATGGGTGGGTTGTTAAAATCAAATGTTTGGCAAGGAGTCGTCAGAATAGGATCTGGGTATTTCACGATATTCATAGTTTATAATCCTTTTCTCTGACTTGTTGTAACTTATCAGAACTATTAAAAAGTTCCATAGGAACAATCCATTTATACCATTCACTAATACAATCTGCGCTGTTCTTGACCATCACAAGCAACAAAGGTTGGAATGTTTCCATATCTACAGTACGCTTATAAACGTAAATGTCTTTAGGATCAACATCAATAAAAGCATTTTTTACTTCTTCTGCTGATCTGCAGTAATGAAATATTGCTTCATCAACATAAGATGTTGCAATTGGTCGCTCAATCTTTTTCATTTTACGAGACCTTCTTTCACTAACTTAATAATTTCTTCTGCTCGCTCACGCCATACCATCTTTTGTCCTTCGGTATAGTGTGTAGCCCAATCACCGCCATTATTTGCTACTGCAATATATTTTGCAATTTTTTCAATTAGTTCATTCATGCTGCCATCCTCGAGAAATTCTTGTGTTTTTCAAATTTAATTACATTAGCAAACTTGTCATGCATCTGATCGACCTTATGACTTATTATATAAGTATTAGTATCTAATGTCAAGTTATTTAATATTTTCAGGAATTCATCTGTTCCATTACCGTCAAGCGAACCATCTAGCACCTCATCCATAATAAGGATATTGCAACTAGCACTATTGCGAAGTTTAGCAACAGCACGCCAAGTAAACAAAATCGCAAGATTGATACGCATCTTCTCACCTTCAGAGAAGGATGCATAAGAGAAGTCGTCTCTGTGTCTTGACTTGATAGTTTCATTGAAGTTGCTATCAAGTTCGAACATAACAAAAAAATCAAGAGCAGACAGATACTTATTGATCAGTTTGTTGATGATTGGAACATACTGATTAATTATCCGTGCCTTAATGCCTGTATCTTTCAAGATGATTGCAGATGCCGCTAACGCTTCCTTGTCCTTCAAGTGTTCACTTTTCAATTCTGTTTGCTCTTGAAGTTGCTTATCCAAATCCTCCATATTGACCGTTGCATTAAAGGAAGAATCATTTTGGAGTTCTTCAATGTCTTTTGCGATTTTCTTTCCTTGCGTAAGAAGACCTTTTGCGGTGTTTTGGTGAGTAATCTTCTTGATATTAAGATCTGTGATTCTCGAATTGATGGTTCTAATCTCGAACAAGCGATCATTAATTTTACTCGCTTCTTCTTTAAGTTGAACAATACCTGATTCAACTTCTGTGCATGTATGAAGTTTTTTGTCAACTTCAGCGCTACGAAATCCTTGTTCGATTTTTTGTTTACACGTTGGGCAATTCTCATTTTCTTGAAAAAAAGCAATGTCTTCATGGAGTTTTTCAAGTTTTGATTGTAGTTGCTTCTCCAACAATCCGACTTTACTTTGTTTCTTTTCAACCGCCTGTGCATCAATGATCTCCTGAGTTAGCGTAGTGATCTGTTCATCATATAGTCCTGCAGATTCACGCTCATGCTCAATGCGATCTGTGATAGAACGAAGTTCTGCACGATACCTGTCTAGTTGTTCCTCAACATTCTTCTGCATTGCTTCATTATGAATCTGTTGCATCTTAATGCGCTCAGATGTCATCTCGATGTCTTTGTCTACAAGGAGCAATGCTGTATTGTTGTCTGTCACTCGTTGCTTTAGCAATGAATTCATCGTAGAGAAGATTTGAATGTCCAATAGGTCTTCGATGACTTCTCTGCGTGCTTGTGCTGTCAACTGCATGAAAGGGACAAAGGATGCTGATCCCAAGACAACAACCTGACAGAATGACTTGTGATTTAACTTAAGGATTTGCTTTTCAAGAATCTCTTGATAGTCACGCTGATCTGCATCTTGATTAAGCAAGATATCATTCTTATAGACCTCAAAGATCGCAGGTTTGATTCCACGGATAATTTTATAGAAACTTGAACCTGAATTGAATTCAACTTCTACAACAAGATCTTTCTTGTTGATAGCATTGACTAGTTGTGGTTTGTTGATCTTGCGGAATGGTTTGCTATACAAAACAAAGGACAAGGCATCTAGCAAAGTCGATTTGCCAGCGCCATTGTCCCCAACGATTAGTGTTGTTTGTTCTTTGTCTAGTTGTATTTCTGTAAAGGCATTGCCGGTAGATAAAAAATTCATCCACCTAATCTTCTTAAATATAATCAAGACATCATCCTATTATTGTATACTTAATGCTTCATTGTATAGCGAAGTAATAATATTGTCAACTCGTTTCTTATCAGATACTTGCATACCTTCAACATATTTCTTAAGTATAGTCATAGTATCTTCTGCTTGGTCGATGATTTCTTCATCCTGTATTGCATCCTGGTGCATATGATCCTCGACTACTTGTAGGTCTGCAACGCCGATCTTTTCAATCTTATCAATCACAAGATCAAACCAATAAGGATTTGATTTATCTTTCACAATGACTTTCACATAGCAATCTTTATACTTTGCCACATCGAAGTCAACCACATCATCCATTGATCTGTCGGTATCAGAATATACATGCTTATGAAAAATGTTACTATTGTTAGTAATAAAAGTAAGTTCACGAGTTTCGGTGTCGAAGATATGGAATCCTTTAGTATCATTATAATCCGTCCAAGTGTATTGAACAGGACAACCGAGATAATAAACAGTGCCATTATTGGAACGAGTATGGTAATGCCCAGAGCACACAAGATCAAAGCGACTAAAGAGATTAGGATCATCTCCATGCTCATTCTTATGCCCTCTAAAGAGGTCAAACCCTGCCAATTCAAGGTGTCCGAAAGCGACTTGAGCGATTGTCTTATTGATTGCTTGGATTGATTTTTCTCTGTTCTCATCACATATCCATGGTAATAGTAAGACGGGCGATCCGTCAGGAAAATATGTATCTGTTGGATTCGTATAGATTTGGATGTTGTCATACTTAGCGAAAAGCATTTCATCCAAAGCATTTACTTCGTTGGTGTTCTTATAATACGTATCATGGTTGCCGGCAATGATATGCATAGAAAATCCTTCACCTTGCAAAGGATCGAGAAAATCTTCACGCAGACGCCTAGCAGTATTAAAGTTAATATACTTCCTACGGTCAACAAGATCACCGAGGTGGTAAATATCAACAATCCCATGAGAGCGTAGTGTTGGAAAAAAGACATCATCTATAAACTTCTTCATGTTATCGAGCATCACTTGGGAG